CTCCATATAAGGAAGCCAATCCGGATCGTAATTGTATTTGGTCTTCGGCCCGTTTTTCTTCTGCTTTTCGTACTCATCCATTTTCCGAGCCGTATCAGGACCAATTACAAGAGGGCCAGTAGTGATCGCAGCTTTGTTGTGAACGAAAGGATCATAGTATTCATAGCCTTCAGGCGATCTGGTCTTCTTTCGTTCTTCTTCCCTTAATGCCTTGCCCTTATCGTGAGCTTCTTTTGCCGTTCTTACGAAACCACTGGAGTCTAATAAACCAATTATGTCAATCAGGTCAACGCCATTATATGAACGCTTTGTTCTCTTGGAAGCCGGTTTCGTTCTATTGCTAAGTTTTACAGTTTGCTGCTTGTTGCCATGAATCTTAACTTTCTTGACTCTCATAGGCAGACCTTACTTCTTTCGTTTAAAAGGCATACTGGCGAATTTTTCAAGCGCACGTTTAGCGTTCTTCATGGCGCGTTCCCTTTTAATTTTCTTCTTGGTTTTCTGCCATTCTTTCTGCTGCCTTGTTACCTCAGCGCCCTTTTCTTTGGCTCGAGCAACACTTTCTTTACGAAGCTTTGCTGCATTATTGGCACGCTTCCGTTCTCTTATTTTCGCAGAGTTGGAAGCGTCAGCACTTTCTTTAGCAAGCTTCCAGGCATCTTGCTTTCTCGCCAATTCAGCAGCATTCTTCTTGGCACGATCGACGCTTTGTTTACGGCGAACAGTGACTTTCCATGCTCTATCTTCGCGCGCTTTTTCAGCAGCATTCTTCTTGGCACGGAAAACAGAATTTCGTCGAAGGCTGTTCATCATCGCCTTCTCTTTTACCTGCTTTCTTTCCTGTCGCTGCTGCTTACGTCTTCTGGCGGCTCGCTCTCTTGCAGGAAGCGGTTTTCCGTTCTCATCTTTATCGAAGAGATCATTGTTCTGGTACGTCTTAAGATCATTGAGCATCTCTTCTGAAGTCTTGTTCTTTGTACCGTCTTCCTTTCGATTTCCAGGGTATATGTATCTGCCGTTCTTCTTGGCTAAATACTTATGCTTCTTCCAAGAGGTGCCTTTAAATGAGTGGCAAAGGCAGGCCGCTTCGTAATTAAACTGCCACATTTTGAAACCTCCTTACCACCCCAAGACCATCTTTCCCCATGTATCTAGCGCTTTCTTTCCGGCGTCCATGGCCTTCTTCCGTTTAGCACGCTTTCTTTCTTCTTTCTCTTTCTCGATTTGTTCACGAGGCTTGGAAGTTGCAAGATGTCCATTCGCTTCCATAGTCTGAATGTCTTCCTTGCTCCACGGATTGGGGTCGGACTTAAGGTTCTTTTTCATCGTCTTGGCACGCTCTTTTTCTCTTTCCTTCTCCTGCTGAGTCGGTGTCGTGCTCTGGACATAATATGGAGCGGTGGCAAGCCCTGAAGAGTTTGGATCGTAATACTGAAAGCCTTCAGGAGGCTGATTCTGTTTTTCTTTCTCTCTCAGTGCTTCGCCCTTTTCATGTGTTTCCTTAGCCAACGAAACAAGATCAATAAGACCGAGACCGTTGTATATGTACCTGCCATTCTTCTTGGCAATGTACTTGTGCTTCTTCCATGTTGTTCCTTTATAGGAGTGACAAAGACAGGCTGCTTCATAGTTGTATCGCCACACGTCAGTCACCTCCTATGCTATTCTTCTGGAGCCAGTCTGCTTCAGATACTTCTGATCAAAAATGATAAACGGAGCTTCGCCGTTAGAATTATCGTCATAGACCGCCTCATATCCCTGTTTCTTAAGCTCTTTAATGTAGGAGTTCATTAACTTAGGAGAAGTCGGAATAGATGCTGTAAATTTCTTGAAATTATTTTTCGAATTCATGTCGATGCGATCCGCTCTCATCATGCCGTCGACCATCATATTGTAGTTAAATAGTAATCCAGCTCTTTCTTTTTCCAAAGATGAACGAAGCTCTTTCTGGTTTTTAGCTATGGTCTTCTTATCAACTCCATTCGCTCGATCTCTATCCGCGAGTTGAGCAGCCCACTCTTTTCGTCCACGATCGTTTTTACGCAACAGATCATTTATGTCTTTAGCATTTAGCAGTCCGCTGCTTAGACGCATCTGGTCCATTGCATAGGCTTTGGCAAATTCTTCTCTCGTCTTTTTATTAGCGTTTACTATTGCCTGAGCAGTAGCTTTGCGCTCATCTAATGACGGTGCAACTAAAGACATGGTGGTCTTATAAGTATTTTGATAGACTTTGGTATCTTCTCTCCCAGATATCTTCTTAAGATATTTTGGCCATACCTTTTCATAGTAATTCACGTCGAAATTAGACAATGTCGGAGAAACGTACAAGCGTTCATTTCCGTCCTCTTTTTCTTTGAGCGACGTCCTTTTAAACTCCTGACCTTCTTCGATTACAATCTTGCTTTTTTTGACATCGTTATCATCGACACGGCGTTTGTCCATCTTGGCTGCCGCTTTTCTTAATACTCTTTGCCCATAAGCCTGGCCTGCGAGTCCTCCGCCTATTGCGCCAAGCCTTGCAAGAGTTATGTTTCCAGTTGTTACTCCTGGAATAGCTGCTCCAGCAACTGCACCGGTAATTCCAGCAGCATTGTATCTGGCTTTCGCAATGAAGGCTGCTCTTTTCACTTTTCCATTGTATTTTTTATAAGCAGTCGTCAGAGTCTTGGCTCCTTGCGCCGAATCGCCAACGCCATATCTAGCCCTACCTTCAGCAGTAAGAGTGCCATCACGGTTCTGAAATCGACGCACACCCCACTTCTGGCCTAAGATTCCGTGGTGAGCTAAATAGTTCTGATAATACTGGCGAGCGTAAGCTTCCTGTCCAAAACGGTCGACGATTTCAAAGGAGTTATCTTTATGCGCCCACATAGTCGTCACCTCCTACTCAAACGCCTCTTTGTTGAGCTTGTAGGCGACATATGCATCCAACATTGCGGACACAGAGTCAATCTTCTGCTCGTAGCGTTTCTTCAGTAATTTCTTGTTGCCATTTGTATCTTCGATAGTTATACAGTTGCCCATCGTATACGAAAAAAGCTCCTCGTCGAAGAGGAGCATCCGCTGTTCCGCAAGAGTCTTAAGTTCTGTAAGAGGAACCGACTCAGTCTTGGAACCCTGTATAACTTTCTCTACACCATAAGGTCCGTTCTCGACCATCCATCTCTCAACAAACTCTTTAGCGTTGTACGGGTCGTAACCAAAGCATCTGACATCATACTTGTTACGCTCTATAAAGTTATCGAGATCCTCATAGACAATCGCCAGGTCCAGTACAGTGCACTCAAGCACCATAAGAGACCCTTCGTCTATAAATTGGTCGTATTTTAACCTCATAGCCGGAGGTAATTTGTTAAGCGTAAGACTCGAGATGTAGCATCTGGTCTTTATGCCAAACGACTCATCTCGCATTGGGAACATAAACGTGAAAGCACAGAAGTCCCCACCCTGCGAAAGGTCAGCGCCCATAGCGCAAGGCATCTGCCAGAAGTCTCTTCTCCTGTGAGGAATGGTCTCTTCGTATGTAAAGAAATACGTGTAACCTTCCATCGGGATTCCGAATCTCTTAGCGAGAATATCGTTTCTTGCCGCTGGTGCTTTCTCAGCTCGTTCTACATCCAGCTGGTACGTCTCGTATGTTACAGTCTTCCCGAGATTCGGGTTAGCCTTAAGCCATGTCTCAGGATTGTTAACTTCCTTGATGTCATCAAGTCTGTAGTACCAAATCGACACATGAGGATTGACGTAATCGCCTTTGAGGATCTCCATCAGCTCCATTTTGACTGTGTCACCTGTGCTGTTTCGAACCGTACCCTCAGAGCTGGTTGCAACTATCAGATAGTCATCAAGTTTAGAAGCGCCCTGCTCAATAGCACCGATTACGTCTTCTCTTACATCTCCTGAAAGCCACTCATCGACAGTTGCAATCTTACACCTTAGACCCTGAAGCTTATCAATCCGCATAGGTCTTACTTCAAGAAGCGAACCGGTAAGGAAGTTCTCTACGCCCTTCTTAGTAGACGCCAGCTTGCATCTGTTAGCCTTGGAACCGGTTGTGTTCTGAAGAGATCCTTCGGTCAGAAACTGGAAAAGAGGACCTCTTGATCTGGTGATGGCTGTTCTTATCGGGGACATGACTTCC